AGGGTCAGAAGAATGACACGATGAATCCCATCAAGTCTGAAGTAATTTTTGGAGAGTAGGAGATAATAAAATGACTCTAGCACAGCTCACAGAAGACATCTTCGATGCGTTTTTTGAAAGTGCCGGTGGTGAAGCTGCTGAACTTCCTGCTGAAGCACGTGAAAAGATACAGACTCTTGCTACTGCTTTAGCAACTGCGATCGCGGCTCATGTCGAAGATGAAATAGACGAAGCCCTATAGATTTAATACTATCACATTCTGTGTGGATATTTTCTGTAGTGAAATAATTAATAACGCTAGGAGAGCACCATGGCAGCATATTCGTTTAAAAGTTCGGGAATTACATCTACTGATCCCAGACTCATAAGGGAAGTTACCCCCATACCAGCAGGCATTAAAACGCCTATAGATCTTGGAACTGGAAGGTCTGGAATATTTCAGATGAACTTTAATCCAGCTGATCAAATTGCTGATAATTTGAAAAATTTAATTCTAACAAACTGGGGTGAGCGTCTTGGAAATTTCTACTATGGAGCTAACATCAGACCTCTAACGACAGAGCTTACCGCTCAGCAAGATTTTGACGCTGAGGCCATGAGAAGAATTCAGACAGCAGTTGGAAATTTCATGCCCTTTGTAGAGCTAGATAGCTTTAATTCCTCTTTTGATTCATCAATTGTTGCAGGTAGCACGATTGGAGCGGACGGATTATCAATGGTATCTCTCACTGTAAGGTATAATATTCCACAGTTAAGAATAAGTGGAAAATCTCTAGATGTAACACTATATTGCATAGGATAGGACATGTCTTCAAATAAAAAGAATCAAGTTAAGAGCATGAGGGCCAATCAGAGATCGTACCTCAATAAAGATTTTTCAGCATTTAGAGCTGAACTAACACAATACGGTCAGACATATTTCTCTGACAAAATAACAGATTTTTCAGAAAGCGGTCTTGCTGGAATGTTCATAGAGATGTCAGCATACATTGGAGATGTGATGTCCTATTATCTAGATCATCAGTTCAATGAGTTAAATATTCTCACAGCTGTTGAGAGTGATAATATTGAGAAGCTAGTTAGAAGCTCTGGTGTAAAGATAAAGGGAGCATCGCCTTCGGTGGCAAAGGTTGATTTTTATTTAGAGATACCCGCAGCAGTTAGAGAAAATGAGTACGTCCCAGATGTGACAAAAATGCCAACAATATCTGCCGGAACACTATTATCTGCAACAACAGGAATAAAATTTGAATTAATGGATGATCTAGTTTTCTCTAAAGTTGATTCACAGGGGAAGATTCTTGCCACGTACACAACGATGAAATCTGACTCAGATGGAAATCCATCAACTTTTTCAGTTAAAATGACTGGAATTTGCATGTCCGGAATAACGTCATCGCAGTCATTTAATATTCCGGATACATTTTCACCGTTTAGATCAATTACTCTAAATAATTCAAACGTATCTGATATTGTATCTGTAACTGACACTGATGGTCACGAATACTACGAGGTTAGTGCTCTCACCCAGGACACAGTGTTCAAGCGCGTTATAAACTCTCTATCAGATAGTAATTTAGTTTCTGAAAATCTTGAGATGATACCTGCACCGAGGAGATTTGTGACGTCGACAAGCAGGTCATCTGGATTAACTTCATTGAGATTTGGCGGAGGAGATGCACGCTCCACCGACGACGACATCATGCCAGATCCTAGCGATATAGCTATTCCGTTATACGGAAAGAAATCGAGTATTTCAAGATTCACCTTAGATCCAAATAAACTTTTACAAACTAGAACTCTAGGAATAGCTCCAAGAAATACGACTTTAATTATAAGGTACAGGGCTGGAGGAGGATTATCTCACAATGTTGGTGCTAAATCTATAACTGCAGTTTCTAATCTTATTACAAAATTTTCATCTGCAACTCCATCATCATCAATATCTTCTGTGAGAACATCACTAGAAGTTAGCAATGCTAGTGCAGCTTCTGGTGGAGAGGCTGCCATGACGCTAAATGAGCTCAAGGCAACAGCACTAGCATATAAGAATTCTCAGTCAAGAATAGTAACAAAAGAGGATCTGATAGCTAGAATATATTCTATGCCATCGAATTTTGGAAGAGTCTTTAGGGTGGGAGTGAGAGATAACCCCAGCAACCCATTGGCATCAGTAGTAGCAATTATAAGTAGGAATAGTGGGGGAAGCCTTATAGTGTCTCCAGACTCACTAAAGGAAAATCTAAAGACATACATAAACCAGTATAGACTAATATCAGATGCTCTTGATATAGTCGATGCAAAAGTATTGAATATAAGAGTAGAATACGGCGTGGTAATTAATTCTTCATCAAACAATAACTTAGCAATTCAAAGTATTAATAGATCTATTCAAGAATATCTCTCTATTGATAATTTTCAAATAGACCAGCCAATTGTAACATCAGATTTAATTAATATTATTATAAATGCTCCTGGCGTTGTCTCTATAGTAGATTTTAAAATTTCTAATCTCACAGGAAGGATAAAGGATAGGGTATACAGCAATGAAAATTTCTCTGTTGCATCTAGCACTGACAGAGGCCTTATAATCCCGCCAAAGGGATCTATCTTTGAATTAAAATATCCAAACGACGACATCGTAGGAGTTGCGAGATAAAAATGTATAGGATCTTAACAGCAAGCAAAGACACATATATCACAAATAAAATCATCAATAACTCATTTAGAGCAACTGATGCTAATGTTGGACAGGCTGCGACTCTAGATCTTTTTAAACTATACGGAGAGTCAGTTTCTGGATCTACATCATCACCAACTGAAATAAGTAGGCTTTTAGTAAAGTTTGACTTAGATCCGCTTAGAGAAATAACTGGATCATTTTTAGATCTAGATGATTCATCGTTTAAATGTCATCTAAGGCTATCTGATGTATACGGCGGCCAGACATGTCCTTCTAATTTTAATATAATAGCTTTCCCACTTTCAAAATCATTTGATGAGGGGATAGGGATGGATGTAATAAAGTTTTCTGATCTAGATTCATGTAACTTTATAACATCCTCAATTGTGAATTCTTCTACACCTGTATCCTGGTCTGGAGTTGGTGCAAATACTCAAGGATTGCTAGGATCAGACGATCTTGATATAATATCAAGTGGAAATTTAAATGATGGCCTCGGCGTCGTTAATATTTGGAAATCACAAACATTTTCATCAGGAGAGGAAGATTTACTTTTAGATATCACGACAATCATATCTGCAACACTAAAAGGTCTCCTGCCTGATCACGGACTCAGATTATCATTCTCAGGATCAGAAGAAACAGATAATGTATCAAGATTTGTTAAGAGATTTGGATCTACACAAAATTCTCAGCCACTAAAGCGACCTCAGCTAATTGTTAGAGTTAATGATACTATTCAAGATCACCATAAATCATTTTATTTTAACTTAAGCGGATCACTATTTTTAAATAATTTTCATAGGGGAGTAGCTAGAAACATACTTTCTGGTGCATCAGCCGCACAAATAAAGGGATCTAATTCTATAATTTTAAGATTAAAATCTGGATCTGTCGGAAGGGGAACGTTTTTTCAGAAAATAATAACGGCATCTCAGCACAGATTTGGACAAAATAATTTTATGTCAGGGGTATATTCTGCGTCATTTGCAATATCTGAGTGGGCATCAGGAACTCTTACAAATGAGATCAAAAGTGCAGGATCTGCAACATTTACAGAAATTTGGGAATCTCTTGATGAATCAATTGGATATATTACGTCGAGCCTAGTTGTTCATTCAGTAAATAGAACATCATTTGACAATAGGCTTCCCAGGCTTCTTATAAGCATAACGAATATGCAAAGTGAGTATGGATTCAAAGACGTCGCTAGATTTAGAGTCTTTGCTGAAAATATAGATCGACCAATTGTTGCCAAAAGGCTTCCCCTCGAATCTCCAAGTGAAATTTTTATATCTATGTACTATAGAATAAGAGATGTCGAATCAGGAGATGTAGTCATTCCATTTGACACGGGCTATGATGGCACACTGTGCTCAACTGATGGAATGGGGATGTATTTTGATTTTTATATGAGTTCTCTTCCAAAGGGAAGACTCTTTACAATAGATTTTCTTCTTAGGGATAGAGGTATCGATCAAATTTTTACAGACGTAGCAGCAAGATTTAAAGTTATTTAGAGTTTTAAATGCCAAAAAGAAGCCTAACAATACCGAAACTTTTTAGCCCAGCAGTTGTAAGAGAAGAGAGTAAAATTCCTCTTTCTCAAAAGATAACTCTTAACGAGCTAAAGGACACAAATTTTACTAGTACTTCATCATTTAGGTATGACGAGTC